TGGAAAAATATATCCAACAGGCTTGGTTAGAATATATGCAACTCCATATTATGAAACTGTTGATGGCATAACTAGATTACAAAATGGAGCGGTAGTAGACCATGGACGTGCACAATTTGGAACAACCATAACATCCCATACAGCAGGAATAGAAACATACTGGTCTGACAATGAGTATATTCGTGGATTAGATATGCAGTCACAATACTTATTTACAACACAATTGGATGAAGACGTGACCTACCCATCTACTACGTCTGGTGCCGCTGGAATTAACAATGTGTTAGCAAGGCAGACTACCCGTAATGGAGTAATTAAAAACTTTATGGCTACAAATTATTTAACAGAAACTCAAGTAAATAATTTAAAATCAACACAGTCTGGAACTATCCAGTCATCTGCTTTTGTAATGAATGGTCCATCTTTTAAAACTACAGAAGTTCCATTAAACTTTGTTTCATATGTTTATAAAAATTTAAATAATGCATATAAGCATTTTGGAACTAGGATTAGGATTGTAGGTAAAATAGAAAACAATACGAGTAGAACGCAGACGCCAATTGGTAGCACAACCTATTATCAAACATCTGGAACACAGCCAGACCAAACAGTAAGCATTGGCGGTGGATCTGGAGGTCTTGCAGTATTGCTTAATCCAGAAACAAATAATGGATATTATTTTGAAATAGTTGCATTAACAGAAGATAATATTAATTCTTATCTTAAACTTGATACAAAGGGCAATGCAGAAAAGTCAATTAATAATATACTTTTTTATAAAATTAAAAAAGATTCTTCAAACAATAATGCTATCCCAATTAAACTTTGGGGAGGACTTTCTAAAATTCTTGTTGATGATGGTCGCTTTACTGGTCAGTACAGAATGGCAGGGGAAGAAAATCCAACAGTATATGATTTATCAGTAGAGTATGAAGATATTGGCAAGATAAGAAGATTTTATTTATACATTAATAATAAATTAGTTAAAGTTGTTGATGACACAGATCCACTTCCAATTTATAACAATATGGCTTTGTTTACTCGTGGCTCATCTAGATGCATGTTTGAAAATATATATGCACTATCTGAAAACTATTCTCAAAATACAGTGTTTACCGTAGGAGAAACTCTTGCTTCAGCGTTATCAGAAGGTAAGATTAATGCAAACGAATCATTTAGAAAATATGCAATGAGTGGAGTTGTCCAAGCAACACACCTATCTGGAATTAGTGCACAAGAGCCTCCAAAATATAATATGTACTTTGAAGAGTTTGGCTCTATTATGCGTGAATGTGCATATTTTGATGTTAAGTATGATCGTGCATACCCTGCTCTTTATGCTCAACTTTCTCCAACATTTAACCGAATTAAAGGATACACAACATCTGGATTTATAGCAGACTCATATGGTGCAGAGTTTTTAATATTTAATGCTACCGATACTGCTCTAAGCCTTGATGAAACTAGTGGAAACTTTTTAAGAATTCAAGGTGTAACATTTACACAAGACACAACTCACGAATTAACTGTTGACGAATATTTTAAAAAACGTGGTAATTTGTCTGATCCAGAATTTCAAGGTAATTCATTAATATTTTCACCTCTTGTAGAAAAAGCAAAATATGATGAAATCAGACAGAGCAGAATGATATATGGAAAAAATGAGTTTTCAATTGACAGCATCTATATTCAAACAGACGATGACGCTCAAGCACTCATGGGATGGATTATTAATAAAGTTATGCATCCTAAAAAATCTGTAGGCGTAAATTTATTCTCAATTCCAACAATGCAACTAGGAGATATTGTTACAATGAATTATAAAGATTCTTCTGGATTAGACCTTGTTGCCTCAGACTCAAGTAGGTTTGTAGTATATAATATTGAATATTCTAGAAGCAATAACGGACCAAGCATGACAACATATTTGGCGGAGGTGTAATATGGGTGCTTATGACGATGGAGGATTTACTAGAGCAAAATCTGCAGCAGAATCAGCAGGAATTCCAACTAGTGCACCAGCACCAAACATAAGAGAGTCTATTGCAGCAGCAGATGCTCGTGCAGAAGCACTTTCACGTAAACTTGATAATCCAGATTTAAACAAAAAACAATTTAATAAAGCAATGACAGAATGGCTTAAAGCATCTAATGCAGCAAATAAATTAAGAGGACAATTAGCAGATGGTTCAGGTGCTAGCACAACTAATATAAATAACGATAGTTATGAGCCTCCACTTACTGGTGCATTTGTAGATCCAGAACCAATGACTCCAGCAACAACTCCAACAGCGGTAGCCCCTGTAGTAGCACAGCCACCCCCACCACCAGTTAAAACCGCACCAATAGATACTGTCTTATTTGATGATGAAGGTATGTCAATTGAGGTAATGACAGACCTTATTTTTGAAAACATTGGTGGACATGAGTTAATAAATATTGCTCGTAATGATATTGTAAATGGGCAACAGGTTTCTTATCAACCTATAAAAAACTTATCATCAATACAACAACAATATAATCCAAACAACATTCTAAGTCTACAGGCAACTTCTGATAAATACTTTGCAAATTTTTCAATTAAACTTGAAAACAAAATACCTCAACCTGGAACTGGACCCAATGGAGCACATGTTTATTTAGATAATAACACAGGAAATATGATTATTGAGGCTATCAATCTTGAAGTTGATGAACAAATTGAGGTAGAAATAACCACAAGTGGTACAATATATGAAGCGGAATTTGGAGAAATAACCTCTTGATAACTAACACTGGTAAGACTATTATTGGTAAGTATATGCTTGGTCAAGCCCCTGCTTATGCTTCATTTTTGGCTGTTGGCTGTGGTCCTACCCCGCTAGAAACTGGCGATGTAGCGGATAACTTTGCAACAAAAGAAAACCTTGATTTTGAAATGTTTCGTGTTCCAATTTCATCTAGAGGTTTTGTAAATGAGGGTGGTATAAATAAAATTGTATTAACAGCAGAACTACCAACAGAAGAAAGATACGAGATATCTGAAGTAGGTTTATATTCTGCAGGCTCAAACCCATCTGCTGGCGCTTATGACAGCAAAACAGTGTTTGCATTTACTACTGGAGAAAACTGGCAACATCATACCGCTTCCGCAGCAACAGCAATTGATACTGTTACCGCACCGTTAGATGATCCAGAAGATGATAATGTGATTGCAGTAGCAGATTCTGTTTTTCAAACAAATGCTGATAACTCAATTTTTTATAAATCTTCTCGTGCAAACAGGTATGAAAGATGCAGATTTTTAAATAACGTAATTTTAATTCAAGGAGATGACTCAGATCTTACAGTAAGCGAAGATAGTGGTCCGACTCTTGATCACTTTGTAATTGAAGAAGGATCAAACCATATTCATTTAACTGGAGCGAATATTGATTTTACAAGAAACTCTCCAATAGATGAACTTAGGTTGGCATTTTCTTTAATAAGTAAAAATGGAAACTCCAGTGCAATTCCAGAAACAATTAGAATTTTAGTTGACTTTGCATCAACAGATACTACTACTGGAGAGTTTGCAAGGTTTGAAGCAGAAATTAATCATGGAAGTTCTGGTAATCTAGAAAACTCTATTGCAGATTTTGAAACAAACAGATATTTTGTAATATCAAAGCAACTACAAGAACTTTATACAAGTGCAAATTTTACTTGGGATGCCGTAACTGTAGTTAAAATATATGCATGTGTTATTGATAGTGGAGTACCTTCAGAAAATTACTACATAGCCTTAGATGCAATGAGACTAGAAAATATTGCTACAGTTAATCCGCTTTATGGCTTAACTGGATATTCAATTATTAAAAATGACAATGCAGAAACAATTGTTAAGTCTCCTAATACTAGCAACTATGTTGAGTTTAGATTTTCAATTGGTGTAACCTAATGGCTGTTAAAAAAGCAATTGTTCCAAAAGAATCTTTGCCACCAGTTGACTCAGAAACCGCAGGGTATGTTGTAAGATATAGAATTATCTCTGAAGATAAAAACAGAACCTCTC